ATGTGCATCGTACGTCGGGCTGTCCGTCATGAGGATGTCGTAGTTTTGCTTGACGTAATAAGCCCGCCGTTTGTGCCACTGGTTCCGGAATATGTCTTGCTGGTCCACGATGTCAATGACCAGCGGGCGGCCGTGCTTTACGCGCAGAATGCGCCCCACCGACTGACACACGTCCGTTTTGGGCGACGCCATGATGAGCGTAGTGAGCGTCTTGATGTCCAGACCCTCGGATGCCATGGCGTACGTGGCAATGATCACTTTGCGCGACTCGCTGGCTTTCAGGTCGGCCTCCTTCATGCCGCCGACGTAATACCCCACTGACCCGCCGGCAATGCCGCGGTGCTCAATCGCCTTATGCAAATACGTGAGCAGCGACTTGTTGTGCCCCAAAATCATGACCTGCTGGTCGGGGTTCTCGGCCAGCTCTTTTTGTAAAACGCGCAGGATAAACTCGCTGCGGTGCGCGTAGTCACACACGCGCGAAATCATGGTGCTGAATTTCGGATTGCCGCGATAGTCGTATTCCGTCTCGTTGAACGCGGCGTCGTCCACGCAGTAATTAATCGCCTTGACGACCACGCGGTGCTCGGACGCCGCCTTCTCCTTGTGCACCACGTCGCCCAGAAACATCTTGAACACTTTCGACAGCCCGTCCTTGCGCTGCATGGTGCCCGACAGCCCGAGCGTGTACAACGTGGTGACCTTCATCATGCACTGGCAAAACACCTCGGCGCCCATGTGGTGCACCTCGTCAAACACCGTGAGCCCGAAGCTGTCAAACATGTCGGCGGGGTACTCCTTCATGGAGAGCGACTGCAGCATGCCGAGCACGATGTCCTTGTCGTCAATATCAACGACCTGGCCCTGGATGCGGCCCACGCGCGCGCCCGGCAGGAACTGCTCTATGCGCTCTATCCACTGGTTCATTAAGAAGGACTTGTGCACGACGACCAGCGTTTTTCGGCGGAGCTGCGCCAGGATGTAGAGCGCCATCACGGTTTTGCCCTTGCCGGGGTCCACATCCAGCAGGCCGCCACCGGCGGCGCCCACGTGGTTCAAATACTTTCGCACAATGTCTTTTTGGTAGTCGCGCATGTCGCCTTGGAATGTGACCTCTGGGCTGATTGGATCACCGGCGCCGATTTTGATGGCATCGGGCGGGCCGTACGCGCCTATTCCGAAGTAGCGGGGCACGTACATTTTTAGCGGGGACTCGCGATAAATGGGGTAGGCGGCGGGCTGCACGGGTGCTTTAGGAATGTACGGACGAATCGTGAGTTCCGTGCGGATGTATTTGCGTTCGTCCTCGTCCAAATTCTCTTTGGGAACGGTGTATCCGCGGGGGCCCAAATACGTCATGATGCTGATTTTGGATTTTGGATTTTGGATTTTGTGATAGGTTGGTTCTGGTTCCCTTGAGGTTGTTGGTTCTGGTTCCCTTGAGGTTATTGTTGTTGTGGTTGGTTGGTTCCGTGCACGTTCTGGATTTGGTTCAATTTTAAATCATACCAATAATTATAAAATATATAATTATTACATATTATACATACGTTCGTTCTCACACGCGTTCCCCTCCCGAATGAATTCTGTTTTAAAATCCGCGAAAAAGCACGAGCTGTTGCTCACGGTGCTCATTGTGCTGTACGTCGTTTTGAACGTCCCCACTCCGGACGTGATTGCCCCTTACATTGACACGCCTTTAGGCAACATTGCGGTGGTGGTCGTCGCCCTGTCCTTTTTCATGCATTCGCATGCGCTGGTCGGGGTGCTGGGCCTGTTTGCAGCATATGTGCTGATTCGCCGTTCTGCGGCCAACGGAAGCGCAGCGGTTGAGGCATACGTCCCGAGCGAGAAGCGCAAGAGCGAGGAACTCTCCGCGTTCAACCAGTTTCCCGTGACCCTGGAAGAACAAATGGTGGCGCTGAGGGCGCCGCTGGCCGACAACACCGTCGGCAGTGCCACGGCATCCTTTCATCCCAACCAACTGGACCAAACGTCGCTAGGATACACCCGGGTTTAAATTGGATAGGTTGCATCAACCACGGCATCAACGACGGACCCATTCGCAGACCCACCAATGTACCCCCATATGACCCACAAAACCCACAAAACAAAACAAATTAAAAGTCCCCACAGCACATACAGTGTGTTGAAATTCAAGTCGCTTGAGGTGGCTCCCACCGAGCCGGTGGTGTCTGCGGTTCCTGCGGCATCATCGCAATCCTCCGGCTGCTGCAGTATCTCAAACAACACGGGTTCGTCGTCGCCATCACCCGTGTTTGGCCCACTATTGCTTTTTTGGAGCAGCGACGGGGGTGGGGTCACTGCAATGCTGCTGGCAACCAGGTTGTTAATCGGCCCAGCAATTGCAATGGGGTCCGTGAAAACGGCGTAATAATAATTGCCGCCGCACGACTCGTAGGGCAGTGACCCGTTGTACACGTAGTACCTTTTTGACGGAATCAAATCGTTGGCGTTTACGTCGTCGTCGCCGATGGCAGCAGACGGCGTTAGCGCAACTGTGCCGGCGTTCAGCGTGTTGGCGGCCTGAATGACGGCGTCCAGTCCGGACGTGCCGCTTCCGCCCCCGATGGAAATGGGCACACTCACAATCAAGCCGTCCGACCCGCGGTTTTGCTGGACGGCGGAGTGCACAATGAGCAGTTCCGCGTCGGCAGGCGCGCCGTTGTACGTGTGCAGCGATGGCTTGTAAATTCGGATTTCAGTGGGGATGTACGTCCCTGCCGTGTAAAACGACACCTTGCTGTTGTTGCGAGATGCACCGCACGGGATCGTCAAATGGGACAAGTCGGTTGCCAGCGTGACCGATTGCCCGACCAGCATATTGGCATCGTAAATGCAGTTGAATGTCCCGGAAATCGTGTTCACATTTTGTGAGGTCGGAATGTCAATCGGCGCGGTGCAAGACATTGGATTGGTTTGGATTGGTTTGGATTGGTTTGGTTACTTGCGTGTATTGTTGTATATTGTATATTGTCGTATATTGTTATATATTGTATATAAAATAATATATTTCATTTCATCGCATCTCTCAACTGCAACGGTTGACGGGGCCGTCAATGAGCGGCGGGTTTGCCATGCCACTTAGAGCCGGTGTCAGTGTTCCCCCCAGCGCAAAAACCGGTGAATTGGGAATGTTGCTCCCGTATTGGTGGTAAGGAGGGTTTGGCCCGGAAAACGAGGCGGGCGAAAATGCCACCATGCCGCCGCGGTGGTGCCTCCTGCTTTGGTTGCGCCTCTTCTTGCTTTGGGCCTTGCAATGGCACTTTCCGCGGCACTTGCAACGCTTGCTGACTCTGCTTCCGTGACACTTGCACCGCTTATTGCTGCGCTTATACCCTCCACGACGATGTTGGCGGTGTGACCCGATGTTTCCGCCTGATTGTTTTAAAACAATGTTGTATCCGGGGTTTCCGGCAAGGGCGGCTGCGCTTCCACCGGCGCCACCGCATCCGGTTATGCCGCCAACTATGCTGCCATATGCGTTGGTAAAATGCGCGTTTGGAGGGTTTGCACCGCCGTCTATGATGGGTTGCAGAATTTGATTGGAGGGGGCGTGAACCGATGAATGTCCCAATGATGACATTTTATTGTATTGTTTTGCGTGGTTTGCGTGGGTTTATACATGAACGCAACATTTTTATATTTTTTTTTTGAATTTCATTCGTTCGGGCAATTTCCCACACACTTGTTTTCAAAGTAGTAGAAGTCCAACGGTTTGGGGGCGCCGCTGGATCCGTGCTTAAAAATGGGGCCGTGCTGGTTCCCAGACACGCACGACTCCTTGGAATCCATTTTAGCCCAAACGCAGCACGACGTGGCCGTGCAGGAGTGCTTGCTCATCCTGCCGCACGCGGTTTCCAAGTCGGCGGGTTTGCCTAAATGTGACTTGCAAAATCCGGCCCGCATCTTTGCATCCAGCGAATCGGGTTGGTCAAACGTTTCCACGACGACCGTTTTTGATCCGGCGCCACTAGTTGGGCCAATTGATTCATTTTCGGTAATGTCCGCCCCGAGCTGCACGTGCATGATTTGCTGATACACCAGCGCGCCAATGAGGACGACCACCACAATGGATATGGAGGCGATGTTTTCTATGAAGTACTGGCCGAACCGATTCGCCAGTTCCATCAGATTGACGCCATTGCTTGGTTGTTCGGCATTCATGTTGTGTGTTGTATGTTGTATGTTGTATGTTGTTTACTGCAAAAAAATAATATATATTGTGCATATTTTATTTATTTTTGGTGCGGGTTGTGGATTGTTTGGTTTGTTTGGGTTGTTTGGGTTGTTTGGGTTGTTTGGGTTGTGTCACAGAATCAGAATGCGATTGCGAATGCGTGTACCATTCCGGCGCGGTCCGGTTCTTCTTCCAGGTGGCAATGCGCTGTTTTTCGGGCGACATGTAGTATGCCTTGTATGACTCAACTGCATTGCCGCTGCGCGCCTTGTATTCATCCGGCATCGCTAGTGCAAAGGGAGTGAGTCCCGCACGGGGGCACGGGAATAAATCGTCGCGCGGCACATTGCGGCGCAGCAACTGGGCTACATCATAAGACCGATGGAATTTGGTTTCGGGGTGGCCGTATCGGAAACGCCACTCCTCGTGCAACGCCTCCACGAGGTCCAGCGTCCAGATGAAGTTGTCGCGCGACATGCGCACCCAAATGCTGACGGGATGATTCAAATGCGCTTGTTTGTAAAGCGCATCTTTGATTGGGGTGTCGGGCACCAAGACGTGCATTGCCGTGCACAACATTTGCACCGCCTCCAGCAAAATCTTGTTGACGTGCTTGTCCATGTAGGCTTCGGCGGCTTCGGTCGGGATCAATGAGAGAATGAACAGATTCATTGTTACAGTAAACAAGATAACATGATGGCCTGACTTCAAATACTAAATTGAAATCAATTTTTTTGAAATCATGTGATTTTTTAATATCCACATAATTATATTGTCGTATTGTTGTATTGTTGTATTGTTGCATTGAGTAGAATCAATGTCATTAAGACGGACAAAGTCGCAAGGTCACTTAGAAAGATATATAACTAAGGATTTGAATAAGTATATGGATGAAACAACCGCAAATAGAATTGAAAAGATATTGGGAAATCAATATGCAGGCAGTGTAAGATTGTACCAGTTTCCAATTGAAAAATGCAAAGAGCTTAAGGCATACAAAGTGCTAGAAGAAAATACAAAACAATCATTGGAAAATATTGAAGTTGAACGCGCCAAAAAAAAGGCTAGAGATTTAGAAGCCACCGGTGCCGCGGTTGAACCAGAAAGGATAATACATGTAACTGAAAATAAATACAACAAATTATTTTTTTATAAAAGATGGATACCGCATGAGAGGGCCTATGGCGAAGTCAAACCGAAATCCATGAAATCCGTGCCCAATGGGCAGTTTGTTCCATTTGAACCAGAAATAGATTTGAATGCACTCGCGATAGTATCACACAAAATAGCAGAAAAATTTGCGAGAGATAGTAGTGATGATTTTGAAGTAGGACCACTAAAAAACACAGAGTTAGTGGAATTTCACACGTATGCAACAACTCATTCAAAAAGACAGTTGGGATTATTGGAGAAGCACACTGATGATAAAACGGGAGTGTCTTACAATACAATAACAATGATATGGTATTTAATTAAAGACAAGGATGTGGAAGGAGGAAACATTATTTTTTATGCTCCTCAACCAAGCGAGACTCCTCAACAACGTGCTAAATTTTGGAAATATTATAAGGAACATGGGTCTTCGCCGCCAGACCGCGAAGTAAAAATAAATTTGTGGGAACAAATGGGCGATGTGAGAGAGAACTGCGTGTGTCTCTTATTTAAAGGAGATATTCGGCATTCACCAGAACCCATGGGTGGGACAGGAGAAAGGTCCGCAATCGTTTTTCAGTTTGAAAGAATAGATCAGCCCGACTCCAGTAGTGGAGGAAAACTAAAAAAAAAAAATAGGAATCGCAACACAAGAAAAATAAAAAAAACACGGTGATAGTCTCGCTCAGCGCAACACATCACATATAACTCGCCCCCACCCCCACTTTGTGCACCTCGTCGTGGCACCGGGTGCACAGCGCCATCAAGTTGGCCACGTGGTTTTTCGGCACGTGACCAATGTAATTCCGGCTGTCGGCGTCCTTTTGCGGCAGCAAGTGGTGCACTTCTTGTGCCAGTTCCACGGCGCACCGCTCGCACACCCCCTTCAGCTTGTGCGCGTTGAAATGCGACGGCTCAAACGACAGGATGCCGATGTCGGACGGCGGGGCACGATGCCGCAGCCGCACCGCATTCGCGAACTCCAAGAACGCGTCGGGCAAATGCAGCGATTTGCAGACTTCCAAGCCGTACATGCTGGCGCCAGGGCCGTCCGCCAGCTTGCGATTATAAATTAAGGTGTCCTTGCATTTGTCATACGCCACTGTCAAGTGCTTCATGCACAGCCGAGACAGTGAGCGCACTTCGTCGTAGCCGTTGATTTCGTGCATGTGCGTTGCAAACAGGAAAGTGCATCCCACTCGGTGCAGGTGCGACAGTCCCGCAACAAAGATGGCAATGGCGGAGTCCATTTCGGTGCCGCTGCACAGCTCGTCGCCGAGAATGAGACTGCGGTCGGTGGCCGTGCGCAGGATGACGCGCAGCTCGCTCATTTCCACCTGGAAGGTGGACAGCCCCTTGAACAAGTTGTCGTTGCCCAGGATGCGCGTGAAGATGGTGGTATAAGGACGGTACGTGAGCGAAGAGCACGGCACGTAGAGCCCCGCCTGCGCCATGATGATGGCAATGCCCACTGCGCGAATGAGGCTGGTTTTGCCGACCGCGTTGGTGCCGTAGATGAGCATGCCGTCCTTCTCGGGGCCATCAGCTGCATTCGCTGACGCTAAACCCAGCGCCACGTCATTCGCCACGTATGTTTCGTCCTCGTTCAGCCGCTCAATGAGGCAGTGGCGCAGGTCCCGCGCGTCAAAAAACGATTTCATGCCTTCTTCCGCCACAATGACCGGCTTGCAGAACTTGTGTTTGACGGCCATGTGGCACTGGTTCTGCAGGAGGTCCATCGTGGTCGCAAAATGAATGAGCTGCTGGAACGCGGGATTCCAGTCGCGCAGCTTGTCCACGAAGTCGGCGTAAATTTGGGCCACGCATTCTTTTATTTTTTGTTTGGACGCAAGGATGCCGCGACACAGTTCGTCCAACTGCGGGCTCGTGATTTCGTGGTTTGCGCTGGTGGCCTTGGGAAACGTGAGCGCCAAGAGCGAGAACCAACGTTTGTCTGGTCCAATGCACACTTGATCCAGCTTCTGCTGCTTGATCTGATCGGCAAGCAGCTTAGTGCGTCGGTTAGTGGCTTGCAAAGACAACCCTTGCACGGGGGTTTCATGGATTCGGACGACATCCGACGACGCTCCGTCGTATTTCAGATTTGCCAACCCAGCAGTTGTGGTACTTTTGGGTTTCTCTCCACACAAAACGAGAGAATTCAAATAAGTCCTTAATTCAGACAGCGTTTTAATTCCGGTTTCGTTTTTCAATCGCAACGCGTCCAGCTCGGCGCTGATGCCGGGGCGTACAAAGTCGCAATCGCCCAGGTCGGCACCCGCGGTGGCGCACTTGTCCATGTGGAAAGTGGTGTCCAAATGCAGGCGCAACCGTGCGCAAATGTCCGAAACGGATTCCAATGCAGTTGGATTCGGGGTCGGGGTCGGATTTGTGGCGTCCAAATATGCCGAAGTGGTGAAGTCAATCGCCGAATGCAGGTCGCCGATGACGACCAAGTTGCCGTAAACCGAGTGCAGCATTTGGGGCGCGCATTTGCGCATCATGATCAAGCGGCTGAATTTTTCTAAGTCTTTCAGCTGCGCCAGCTGGGGGCGCCAAGCGTCTATTACACCGGTTGACGAAAGCAAGTGCGCGGTGATGTCGTACTCGCGCTGAATCTTCACCGCGCAGCAGGACGGGTTCAGCAACCGAGTACGAAAGTGGCGCGCGCCCATGGGCGTCATGCAGTTGTTCAGCAGCTTGAACACGGAGGAGCACTTGCCCTTGGCGCCGCTGTTGTCGTCGTCAATGATGTTGAGCTGCTTGAGCGAGTGATTGGCCAGCACCATGCGGTCCGAGCAATTTTCAAATGCGGGCTCTGCAATGCGGTGCACCAGCTGCGGGTTGTGCTCGTGCACGAAATTCAGCAAGTACGTGAGAGCCTGCGTGGCGAATTCGTGCGTGGCGAACTGCATCAACACGGATCCCACGGATCCCACGGATCCCACGGATCCCACGGATCCCACGGATCCAATGGAACCGAAAAACCGCGCCATGATCTCGCGCTGATACACTTGCCGTTTGGATTTCTGCACTGCGGCATCAGCCGAATCTAGGCGATGAATTAGCCGAGCGCAGTTAGCAATGCCAGTGAAATGCAGCAAATCCTCCACTTCCCTTTGAGAGAAATTCTCCGAAATAAGTATAACCTCGCTCGGAGCGTGTGTTGAAATGAAACGCTCCAGTTCGTCGTATGTGGTGGGGGCGTGCATGAGCTCCGTCTCCGTTTCAAACACGCTGGACCGACCGGTGAAGACGTCAATGTTGGCCATGCCGATCACCGTTTTGGCGCGCATGCGCTCCAGCCAAACACAGGCCACGCTGTTGGACAGCGCCACCGATTCGGCGGTGAAGAACGTGCCGGGTGAGTAGACGCCGCTCAGGGCACGCTCCTCCTTGATTTGCGCGTCCTGCGAATGCACAACCGCCGTGTAGCCGGCCTCCTGCAGCCGGTTCAAATACTTTTCCAGGCTGTAATCTCGGAACCCTGCCATCATGATACCGGGCGACTTGTTGGCGCAGGCCAGTTCGCACACGCGACAAAATTCGTCAATGTGGGCGCGATCCGTGGTTTCGCCGTAACACTCGTAGAACGCGCCAACCTGCATTAGCAGGAACGTTTTGGGGCCGTATTTGGTTTTCGCGTCGGTGGACAAGCGAAAGTATTCTTTAATAAGGGCCATAGGGTTCGTTAGTTCGTATGCATTGTTATTTGCATATGAATTTCTCTCTTTAAATGCATTTGGGTTTGTGTTTTTGGTGCATGATGCATGATGCGTGTGCGTGTGCGTGTGTCATGCGGTTGCATTGGCTGCGTTCATGAAATTGTGCAAGATGACGTTTTTGTTGACATTGTTGACGTCGCCGGTTAGTTTGGCCGATTCGTACATGTTGCGGAGCACGTCGGGGGGCGCGTCGGATCCCACCTTCAGCAGGCCGTGATTGTGCAAGTAGTTGCGGACGTCTATGATTGGCTCGCGTTTCAAGAGGCCGCACTCTTCCTGCACCTTGCGTCGGGTGTCGTTGTTTTTTATTAGCACGCTTACCACGTTGCCGCCCGGCGATCGCCCTAGCTTGTATTTTTTGGTGATGGTTTGTTTTATTTGTATTTTCGTGTGTTCGGGTTGGCGAGTCACATCGGGATACACGATTGCATTTGCATTTGCATTTGCATTTGCGTTTGCCGCCTTTTCTTGCAACTCTCGCAATTTGCGCTGCCGTTCCTGAATGAGTGCTGTTTCATCCGCGTCAATTTCGGGATTAATGGGTGCGACAAGGGGTGCATTTGTGTCCATGGTAACCGGTTTTTTCAGGGTGTGGTTGTGGTTGTGGTTGTGGCTCATCTGAGGAGGTTGCATTTTTCGGTGATACGTGCGATACGTTGGTTTATTCCCGTTGCGCAAACACCCGTATGGGACGTCGTTTTTTATTTGCATTATGGGTGCGGCTACTGGTGCGGCTACTGGTGCGGGTGCATTCATTACGGGATTAATAACCGGCATGTGGTTCATGTTTAAGGGGGTTTCTTGAACAATGGGGTTGATCTGGAGTTCGGGAGGCAGTTCCAATGATATGTCGAAATTGTCGGACCCGGAATGAGGAACGACCTGAGGAACGACCTGAGGAACGACCTGAGGAACGACCTGAGGAACGACCTGAGGAACGACCTGAGGAACGACCTGGTGCATGGTGGGTTGAGGCACGTACTGGGGCTGGGGCACGATGACTTGAGGCACATACTGGGGCTGGGGCACGATGACTGGAGGCACATACTGGGGCTGGGGCTGGGGTTGAGGCACGGTAGCCACTTTCGGTTTGGCCTTCCGTCCCTCTTTTTTTTTGTTCATGAGTTGTTCTAAATAGTTTGACGATGTTTTGAATTGGCTGGCCAAATCCGTGTCCGTCATTTTTGGTTGCGACTGGTCGGGTGCGATCGTTTCTTCATTGCGCCGCTTGTAATCCTTTATCTTTTCAAGCAAGTTTTTTTTCACGGTGCTGGGTCGCAGCAGCGCAACCGGCGGTTTTATTTTTCGTTGCCGTTTCATCGTGATGTTGTGGGCAACAACCCCGCCATTCAACATGGACGGATCAATCGTGATTTGTTTTTTTGAACTCATGCAATGAGAGATTGCCTAACAAATATATGTCATACTATAATATATTTTGACACATATTACACATTGAAATCGCATTCAATAATAATTAACTAATAAAGGCTGCCCATGTAGACACACTACGAAAATGGACGCATTGCATGATAATCATGAGAAGGATGCACACTACTGGAAAAAAATAAATTGCACCCCGTTGTCATCTTACGTGCCAAATGACAAATACATTATCGTGACTCCTTGGCGAGGTGGAATGAACAATGTGCGCCTTTCATTTGAACTTTCATGCGCGCTGGCATATTGCACAAACCGGGTATTGGTCGTGCCAGACTTGTGCTACATTGATCATTTGTCATCAGAAAAATGGCGGTATGATTTGCGTTTGTTTTTTGATTTCGATGATCTGGGAATTTCGGTCATGACATTGTCCGACTTTTGCAACAAAGAAAACATTGCACAAACACAACCGGATGTCGACGCGTTAAACAAATTATGCACGGTGTATGATGTGAATAACTTTGACACATGTCATAATTACATCAATGTGAGTAATTCAAACCATAACTCAGGTCAGAATTCGGTCCTTCCCAAATGTTTTTCAAATCGGACCGAGGTAACCCTGCCAATTGATTCTAAATATGTGCATTTTGATAAGTGCTTGTTGGGGACATTTTATTCCATGTTGCGCCATTCCAACACGGATGAGGCTAACCGCGTGAAACGGTATGTGCACAGGCACGTGCATTACCGACCCGAAATGTTTGAAGCCGCCATGAAAGTGGTGGGCTGGTTAAAACGTGAACGGTGCGGTGGTGCCGATGGCGAGTACTATGCAATGCACGTAAGACGAGGAGATTTTCTGCAATGTGATTACAAAACAACCTGCATTTCCATGGAAGATGTCATGAAAAACATTGAGCCGCACATTGCAAACCCGAACGCGTGCATTTACATTGCAACGGATTCGGCGGATTTGAGCGAATTCAATGCGCTTCATATGAATTACACCGTGGTCACCTTTCGCGACGTGTTAATGCACGTGGATGTCATTATGGAAATTAATCCCGTGTTCCATGGCATCGTAGAGCAAATCATATGTGCACACGGCACCAAATTTTTCAGTCATCCGCTTTCCACATTTTCAAATTACGTGCATCGGTTGCGTGGTTACATTCCGAGCGGCGTTTCTGATGCATTTTGCTATCAAACCACCACCCCCGAAAAAATGCGCATGACAATGGATTCCGGTTGGGCATGTGCATCCAATGTGTGGAGTAAAGAATTTGTAGACGGATATTTGAATTTGATGCCCGACTAACGCGGATTTTGCATGATGCTCAAAATCAATTTAAACATAAAAATTGAATTGACAATTAGCCCGTGAACCGACATTCACATACGTATACACATACACACAAACCGTCTACAGTCAAGAATGTCGCAACTATCGAAAACGAAATCAGAATCAGACCTGAAGAAAGAAACGGAGGCCGCCATCGGCCAATATGTGGAAGAGCCATGGGACATGATCGGCTCGTATTTTGGACACTCGCATTTGGAGAAGCTGGTGCGGCACCAGCTGGAATCTTACAACGACCTGGTTTACAGCCAGCTGGAGCGCACGATTGACATGTTCAACCCCGTGCACATCGCGTCCGATCAGGACTATGACCGCGTTCTTAAGAAACACCGGCTTGAAATGAAGGTGGAGTTTACGCACTTCAATCTGTATCGTCCGCAAATTCATGAAAACAACGGCGCCACAAAGCTCATGTTTCCGCATGAAGCGCGTCTTCGGAACTTTACGTACGCATCGGCAATGATGATTGACGTCAAGGTGCAAATCACCGTTCGCACGGGAACCAACCTGGAAAACGTGCAGTATCACCACAAACTCCTCCCCAAAATTCCGATTGGAAAGCTGCCCATCATGCTGAAATCCGGCATTTGCGTTCTAAAACAGTGCCAGCACGTGAGCCATCAAGAAACCGGTGAATGCAAACACGACGCGGGCGGCTACTTCATCATGCACGGGAGCGAGAAAACAGTCCTGGCCCAAGAACGCGCGGCCGAAAACCGCGTGTATTGCTTCAACGTGTCCAAAGGGAACACCAAGTGGAACTGGCTGGCGGAAATCAAGTCGGTGCCCGATTTCAAGTGCATTTCCCCGAAGCAAATCAGCATGATGATTGCAAACAAAAACAATGGGTTCGGGTTCCCGATTTACGTGCAGATTCCGCGCATCAAACAACCGGTGCCATTGTTCGTCGTGTTCCGAGCACTGGGTGTCATTAGCGACAAGGACATATGCGAACTCATTTTGTTGGATTTGTCCAAGGATGCAGCCGCATTGGAAGCGCTGCAAGGGTCAATCATTGACGCGAACACGGTGCTCACCCAGGAGGATGCGCTGAAAATCATGACGAGCCACGTGATGTACACCCCGATGAATATGGACAAGGAGGCGGGTGCGCGAAAAAAACGAGAATTCGCCACCGACATTTTGAACAACGACTTGTTTCCGCATTGCAGCACTCAAAAACAGCGGCTGTATTTCTTGGGATACATGGCGAACCGCCTTGTTGGTGCGAGCATCAGCGGCGACGCATCGCGCCAGGACGACCGCGATTCATACGTGAACAAGCGCGTGGACACGACCGGAGCACTCATCAACAACCTGTTCCGCAATTACTTTAACAAGGTGGTGAAAGACATGTCCAAACAAGTGATTCGTGAGATCAACACGGGATCGTGGCGCTCCACGGACGATTATTTGAGCATCATAAACAACACCAACGTGTACAAGCTCATCAAGTCGTCCACCATTGAGAACGGCCTCAAAAAGGCGCTTTCCACGGGCGACTTCGGCATTAAGAACGTGAGCTCCACGAAAGTCGGCGTTGCGCAGGTTTTGAATCGGCTCACGTACATCTCCAGTTTGAGCCACTTGCGGCGCATTAACACGCCGATTGACAAAAGCGGCAAGCTCATTCCGCCGCGCAAGCTGCACAATACCACGTGGGGATTCCTTTGCCCGGCCGAAACCCCTGAAGGCGGCAGCGTGGGTGTGGTGAAAAACATCAGCTACATGACGCACGTGACCACAATCAGCAGTTCGGACAACATTCGCGAGCAAATACGGTCCTACATTGTTGCATTGGAAGACGCAACCCGCGCGCAAATGCACGAGCAGGTCAAAGTGTTCGTGAACGGGGCTTGGATCGGAATGGCCATAGACGCGCCCAAGCTGTACAACGATTTCAAGGACAAAAAAACGCGCGGGATCATCAACATTTACACGTCGGTCGTGTTCAACTATCGCACCCACGAAATACGGATTTGCACGGATGCGGGGCGCATTATGCGCCCGGTGTTGCGCGTGAACCAAGAAACCGGTGGTCTTTACGTGACGAATGACATCATCCGGCGGCTGCGAACCAAGGAGCTGGGATGGGACGACCTGCTCACGGACGCGCGGATTGGCAACGCGGTGATTGAATACATTGATCCGGAGGAACAGAACTTCAGCATGATTGCCATGAAACCGTCTGACTTGTATTCCCCGCGCGACGACGCGTTCAAATACAAGTACACGCACTGCGAGATTCACCCCAGCACCATATTCGGCGTGATTGCGTCCTGCATTCCGTTTCCGGAGCACAACCAGTCGCCGAGGAATACGTACCAGTCGGCCATGGCGAAGCAGGCGATGGGCATGTACGTGACGAATTTTGACAAGCGCATGGACAAGACGGCGTATGTGATGACGTACCCCGCGCGTCCGCTGGTGGACACGCGCGTTATGGGCATGATCAAGCTGGACCAGATTCCGTCGGGCGGGCCGGTGATTGTGGCCATCATGACGCACACGGGCTACAACCAGGAAGACAGCGTGTTGATGAACCAGGGCTCCATTGACCGCGGCTTGTTCCAGACGGTGATTTACCACACCGAGAAGGACGAGGACAAGAAAGTCAACGGGGACGAAGAGGTGCGATGCAAGCCCGACTCTGCGAAAACCAAGGGCATGAAATTCGGGAATTACGACAAGGTGAACGCCAAGGGCGTGATGCCGGAAAACACGCTGGTGGAGAACCGCGACATCATTATTGCGAAAGTGGTGCCCATCAATCGCAACGATCCCACGAAAGTGCTTAAATACGAGGACCAGAGCCGGGCGTATCGCACGCAGGAGGAGTCCTACATTGATCGCACGTTCTTGGAGCGGAACGGGGAGGGGTACTGCATTTGCAAGGTGCGGGTGCGGACCCTGCGCAAACCGGTGATGGGTGACAAATTCAGCTCGCGGCACGGGCAGAAGGGCACGCTGGGCAACATCATTCCGGAACGCGACATGCCGTTCACGGCGCAGGGACTCCGGCCCGACATCATCATCAATCCGCACGCCATTCCGTCGCGCATGACGATCGGGCAGCTGAAGGAGACGCTGCTCGGCATGGTTCTAGTGGAGCTGGGCTTGTTTGGCGACGGGACGTCGTTCGGCGAACTGGACATTGAGACCATCCGGCGAGAGCTGCTGAAGCTGGGATACGAGTGCAACGGCAACCAGCTGATGTACAACGGGCTAACTGGGGAGCAGATTGAAACCAGCGTGTTCATCGGCCCCGCATTCTACCAGCGACTGAAGCACATGGTGAACGACAAGCAGCACAGCCGGTCCATTGGTCCCATGGTGAATTTGACGCGGCAGCCGGCGGAGGGGCGCAGCCGCGACGGAGGACACCGATTTGGCGAAATGGAGCGCGACAGCATGGTGGCGCACGGAGCGTGCCGATTCACGCGCGGGCGCATGTACGATTCGTCGGACAAGTATCAAGTCTACGTGTGCAAACGGTGTGGCATGATTGCTGCGGTGAACGAAAAAATGGGCATACACTGCTGCCACATGTGCGAGAATCGCACGGAGTTTGCGTATGTTGAAATACCATACGCGTGCAAGCTGCTGTTTCAGGAACTGCAAACCATGAACATTGCACCGCGCATCATGACGGAATAAATTTTGTGCATTGTGCATTGTGCATTGTGCATTGTGCATTGTGCATTGTGCATTGTG